AAGGGGGATATCGCAAATGTGGATCGTGTTGGATCGGTCGGTAAAATTGACGATACCGTGGACATATCCAGCGAAGACCTTAAGGTAATGCGTGACTTGGCTGAGATGAAGTCGATTCAGAATTTCGTGACATTGACACCGACTGTACAAGTGACAACGGGGCCGATTTCTAGGGAAGTAGACGTCGATGAAGTTATTCGCCGCATCGAGAACGTCATGGATCAGGAAATTGAATCCTCGGCCCAAGGAATTTACGACGGACAGTAGAAAATTTTTGAATCCCTCTCGAAATATGGTGCGTATTATCCGATAATTGGGAATATAAACGATTACGGGAGGGATTAAATTGAAAAAGGGTTTAATCACATTGGTTACTGGGATATTTATCGGTGCTACTGCTACTCTGGCAATACCTGCATACGCTGCAGTCAAGCAGTACATATTGACGCAAGTAAACTATCCGATCATTGTGAATGGGGTCGAGTATAAAGATCCGGATCGTCCTATTTTAAATTATGAGGGCAGCACGTACATTCCTTTGGCGAAGATCGGAGACTTGACCGGCGTCAATTATCAGTGGAACGATACGCTTAAGCGGGTTGAGATCGGTAGTATACCGGCGCGGGAGCCTGATAAGAATGAGTCCGCAGCTGAAGGCAATAAGAACGGATGCGATATCGCTGGTCAAAAAGGCGCTACACTTTGCCCGGATACGGTGATTGAATGGCCTGAAGAACCAGGGTATAAAGGGTATCCCGATTCAGAAGACCCATCATATCAGATGGCGATTGCCATGGGACGTGCTGCAGACGATTACCCACCACTCATGAGCGAGGGATGGATATCAGAAGCAATGCTGAGAGAGATAGAGTACATTACTGTTGCAGTGAACAACGAGGAGCAAATAATCTACTTTACTAAATGGAGCACATCAGGTATTACAAGTTTGATGGATTTAAAAGTTTCAACGGATGTTATTTCCGCACAAACAGGTGATTTTGTTGAAGGAAGCATCCGTATCAAAAAGTATTACGGAAATTTCTTTTACAGCATAAGCGATCTGCAAAAAGCAGGGATTTTCTAAGGCGCTCCTCCGAGCGTCTTTTATTTTTGTCACAAAGGAAGTGAGACAATTGGCAACGACCGAAATCAAACCGTTCACGATGCAAATTAGTTGGAATAATGGAGCCGAGGGTTGGCAATTTCCGGTGCTTCCGGAGAAGATCAACATAAAGCGTGATGGTGCCGGTAAGGACTACGACATCATTAAGACTGGAAAAATAAGGACTATTGAGAAACCAGAACTTACAGAGATTAGCTTTGAGAGTTTCTTCCCGGCTAAAAAGTATCCCTTCGTAAACGAGATATTTCGTGAGGACCCGAGATGGATTCCTCAACCGCATAATTTCGTTAATGACATCCTCAAATGGTGGGACACTGGTTATCCTGTGCGCTTTATTTATATTGGCAGTGATGCAGTTAACGAGTCAAGTAAACTCAGTCTTCCCATGTCAATCGTCTCTTTTGAGCGATGGGAAGAAGGCGGCTCGCCAGGAGATATCTTTTATTCGCTCAAGTTAAAGGAATACGTCTTTTACTCGGCCAAGAGAATCACAGCGGTCCAGCAAGACGGTCAAACTGTGCTACGTGCTGAACCGCCCAAACGCCCGGATGAACGGGTGCCACCGACAACATATACGTTAAAACCCGGTGATTCTCTTATCAAAGTTGCAAAGATGCAATTGGGTAATTCCGGCCGGTGGAGGGAGATTCAGCAGCTTAACGGCATAACCGATTCTGAGGTACGCAGGCTCCAGGTTGGCCGTGTTCTACAACTGCCGCCAAAGTAGGGGGGATAAGTTTGTTTAAAGCGGTCATTGATAATCTGAACGGCACTTTGTGGGATATCTCAGAGCTTTGTTCAGAAGTCACTTGGAAAACGAGCAGGATCGGTAAGCCTTCTGTCATGGACGTGACATTTATTGAAGATGCATTGTATCAGTCCAAAGATTTTACTTATCACAATGGGAACGTGATTCGGGTGGAAGTAGATGGCCAAGGCTTTTTCTGGGGTAGGGTTTTCGTTAATGAATCTGGAAAAGATGAGCCGGTCAAACTCAGAGCATATGATCAGCTCCGGTATCTGAACGAGGCCGATACCTACGTGCGAAAGAACGTTCGGGCGGACGAGGTTATCCGGGATCAATGTGCCCCGGCTAACTTAACAGTGGGTACGCTCGCGAATACACAGTTTGTCATCCCGAAAGTGATGGAAGACGGGCAGAAACGCATGGATATCTGTTGTAAGGCGCTCGACAGTACATTGCTTGCCACTGGTCGTCTTTTTGTCTTATACGACGATTACGGCAGTATAGTATTGCGCGATGTAAACGACATGGTGATCGACCTGATTCTTGGTGATGAAAGTCTCGTATTTAATTATCGAATCAAGCGTTCGATTGATGATGACACCTACAACCGCGTAAAGCTCGTCCAGGACAACAAAAACACCGGTAGACGAGATGTATACATTGCAGAGGACAGTGTCAATATTGCCAAATGGGGACGTCTTCAGTATTACCAGAAAGTCGATGACAAGCTGAACGCAGCACAGATCAACGGGATTAAGGATAGGTTCTTGGAGCTGAAAAACCGGGAAAAGGAAACATTCACATTGGATGCGCTCGGTTTTGTCGGGATGCGGGCCGGTATCAAAGTGCAAGTTACGATTGAGAAGCTTGGGATAAGCCAATATTATCTGGTCGAAGAATGCACACACCGCCTTGCGGGTGAAGATCATACAATGAAACTGGAATTGAAGGTGTACGGATGAGCCTAAACGATAGGGTTAAAAAAATCACAAGGGGTTACCTCGGGTCCGTAAAACTCTCCGATGTGATGTTTGCCGAGGTAACCAAAGTCAATCCTCTCGAAGTGAATGCCGATCAGCGGCTCCCACTCGATGAGGATTTTTTAATTATTCCGGAGCATATGACGGAATACAAGATCATGGTCGGCGCTCAAGAGGTTACCGTACGCCGCGGCCTTGAGGTCGGGGATAAAGTGATCCTAATACGGCAGCAAGGTGGCTTAAACTTTGTCATCGTTGGGAGGTTGACAGAATGATCTTTCCACCTAGCGCGGTACTCGGGAAGGTTGAAGAGGAGGAGCGGCAAACAAGCCGAACGTACCGTTTAGACCTTGAAAATAATCGAATCACCGGTATGATCGACGGACTTGATGCGGTCCGGCAGACTGTATTTATGATTATGAGCACCGAACGGTTTGCCTATTTCATTTATTCTGAAAACTACGGTATGGAACGGCGTTCTGTTGGCGGATTCAGTCTTGAACTTCAACGATGGATTTCTGAGGCACTGCTGCAGGACGACCGAATAACCGGTATCGAAGACTTTGAGACAACTATCCGCGGTGACCAAGCCGATGTGAGTTTTACGGTTGTTTCTATTTTCGGCCGATTTGCGGAAAGGAGGACGTTCGCCAGTGTATGAAGACCGGACCTTTGAAAATATCTTGCAGGAGATGCTGAGTACTGTTCCCAGTAATATTGATAAACGGGAAGGCAGCATCATCTATAATGCCTTGGCTCCGGCCGCTAAGAAACTTTCCGAAGCCTACGCAGAAATGGGGCGGAATAATCGGCTTTCTCATGCTCAAACTTCAAGCGGAGAAGAGTTGAGAAGGCGCGGGGCCGACTTCGGGGTTGATCCGCAGCCGGCATCGAAGGCGATCCGGAAAGGGATATTTTACAATGCTCAAGGCGCTCTAATCGATGTACCACTTGAAGGTAGATACTCTGCCGGCGGACTAAACTTCAAGGTTATTGAAAAGATCGCAACCGGCGAATTCAAGCTAGAATGTGAAACAGCCGGTGCCGCTGGAAATGTACCGACTGGCACTTTGCTGCCTATGGACTATTTGAACGGATTGGCCAGCGCGCAACTGACCGACGTATTGGTTCCGGGGGAGGATGACGAATCAGATGAGGCGTACCGCGCGCGATTTTTCGCACAGGTCCGCACACCGCCTACAAGCGGAAATCGAGCGGCATACCGAAAGTGGGCTCTCGAAGTGGCGGGTGTCGGAGATGCTTATGTTCAGCCCCATTGGAATGGTCCTAATACGGTGAAAGTGTACATCTTGGGGACGGACAGGCTTCCGGCGGCTGCGGGTATTGTTCAAGCTGTGAAAGACTATATCGATCCGAATATCGGCCTTGGAGAAGGAATGGGCGAGGGAGTTGCACCGGCTGGAGCCGTGACAACTGCAGAAGCAGCCCCGGCTGTCTCCGTTAACGTGACCGCGACGGTGGTGCTGAACGGAACCCGGACTCTCGCTCAGGTAACCGCTGATTTTGAAGCATCTCTGACAGCTCACTTGGCCGAGATCGCCAAGAACGCATTTTCCGTTACTGGCGGTGATCGCAGCGTGAAATACGCCAGGATCGGCACGTTGTTACTTGATACTCCGGGAGTATCTGATTACAACGCGGCCAGTCTGCTGGTGAATGGTGGAACAGCAAATGTAACGGTATCGCCTGGGTCCGTAGCGGTTAAAGGGACGGTGACATTGAGTGAGTGATTTTCTAATAACCTCACCAAGCGGTACGGAAATGCTCGGCGAACTGCCGGACTACTACGAGCCGATTCTTGAAATGCGTGTGATAGTTCAGGCAGAAGGAGCGAAATTTGATCAGCTGCAGGCTGATATCGAGGATCAATTAAATCAGCGTTTTGTCGGGACTGCAACGTGGGATCTGCCAAACTGGGAAGAGGAGCTTGGAATCGTTCCCCGGGCTGGCCAGCCTATCGAACAGCGCAGAGCGGTTGTCCAATCGAAGATACGCGGCTACGGGAAGTTCTCGGGTCGGCTTCTTAAGAATGTGGCAGAGGCTTACGACAACGGAACGGTCGATGTTTCTTTCGATCCGCCGACAAGCACGTTCACCGTTCGGTTTGTCAGCACACGTGGTATCCCACCTAACCTGAACAACATACAAGAGGCCATACGAGAGATTGTACCGGCTTATTTGGTGGTAAGCTTCGAATTCACATATCTCACGTGGGATGAGTTGGACAGCAAGGCATTTACATGGGACATGTTTGACGCTCAAGGGTTTACGTGGGATTCACTTGAAGTTTACCGACCGTAATTGTACGAAATGGAGGAATAGACATGCCGGAATTAACACCAAGGCTAGGCATAAAGAAACCCCTCGGTAACGAGTCTGTTTCAAGGGCGGCACAGAACGAAAATTACGACATAATCGACACTAATGCCGCAAAAAAGACGGACTTAGATGACCATACGGCGGCTACGACCGGGATTCACGGGGCGACATCGGCGGCAACGCCTAATGCGATTATGCAGCGTGACGCGAACGGGAGGGCTAAGGCAGCTGCTCCTGCGGCGGCAGACGACATCGCACGGAAGGCCGAGGTTGACGCGGTAGGAGCGGTAGCAAATAATGCCCTACCTAAAGCTGGTGGGACGATGACGGGTGCATTAATCGCAGACAGGGACGTTAATACAAATGATACAAGGTTATACCAGAACCTAGCTTCGTATAAGGATAACGGAAGTCCAATAACTGGTACAATTAAAATTGCTCTGCCGAAGACATGGAGTAATACAATGATGGTTATCCGTATTGTTGGTTATGACTATTCGGCATTTGCGGCATGGGAATTAATTGTTTCTGGATATAACATTACAACTCCAGCGTGGCTTCAATATTCGGCAGAAGTTAGAGGTAACGCTCCTTTTAATCAAGTTAGACTAGCTCATGATGGCACAGTCAATTGTATCTTATTGGGTACAACCTCTACTGCTTGGAGATACCCTCATATCGCGGTAGTCGAAATGCAGACATCGTACAATAACGTAACAGGCTGGGAAACTGGCTGGAATATTTCTTGTATTACAAGTGAAACAGGAATCACCAATATAGTAACACCAACCTTAAGGAAAGCGTGGAACTCTGAAAATGATGGCGCTGGAAGTGGGCTTGATGCGGATACGGTAAGAGGGTATGTTCCAGTTAATAAAGCTGGCGACACAATGACTGGGGACTTACTAATGTCTGGAGTAACCCGTTTAATAAGGCAAACAAACAGGACATCTCGGATTGTGTTAGATGGGGCTGATGGCGGTTCTGCATCTTGGGGTGCTCATATTGTTGTTGAGGGAAACGATTATGGCGGTACTGGACTTGGTGGGAACTTAACATTAACCCCCGGCAATGGAAAAAAAGCTAGAATTTATGATGGTCTAGCTTCTGCATTTTATGACATATGGCACACAGGCATGTTACGTACAACAAACGGATATCTTGAAGTTTTAATAGGAGGGAGTTGGAGACCAGTGGGAGGAGCTGTAAAGGTTCAGAGGGGGCAGGCTACGATTCCGGCCGCTTCTAACACCGTTAACGTAACTGTTTCGTCTATACCTGACTTAACAAAAGCGTATATCATTATTAGTCACACGGGATTCGGTAACGGGATTAGGGCCACGCTAACATCAGCTACAAACCTTGAACTATATAGAAACCAAACGTCAAGCATTGACACGTTAGTTACTTGGCAAATAATCGAGCATGTGAACTAAAACTAGCAGGAGGGGAAAAGAATGTTTAAATACGCACAGATCGACGTTGAAACAGGCGTTTGCGTTGCCGTCTCTATCCTGAGCGGCGAGGTTATAGCGGATCACATGATCCCACTCACGGAAACGGATGACGTTGAACCAAGAGATACATACGACAAAGAAACGAAAACTTGGACGAAAGCAGAACCGCTACCGCCCGAGCATCCCGTACCGAGCAAAATAGAGCAGCTGGAAGCTGAAATTGCTAACCTCAATGCCCAAAACATCGAATTGTGGGAAATTTTGATAACTAAAGGAGTGGTTTAATCATGACAATCTATCAAGCGTTGGTGCAAGGTTATGCAAGAGCAATCTACATTGATGGATTGCGGACATTTACGAGCATCATCCCGGCCTATGTCGAGCCGGTGAAGCAATACGCCGCGGCAAACTATACTCCCTATCAGATCGATACCGCACTGGCCAAGGAATATATCTCGCAGCAGGATTATGCGGACACATTGGCATATATACCGTCAGCGTCATAAATCTATAACTGGACAATCAAGCCCTGAGCCGATCGGGGTTATTTTTATGCCCGGAAAAAGGGCAGAAAGAGGTTATACATGCAGAGATTTGTACAAGCAGTGTATAGTTTAGAAACGTTGGCTAAACCTGCTAACGCGGGGGCGGCTTTTCTCGGTGCAATAGTGGGCCCGTTAATCGCTCAAGCATTTGGCAGCGGGAAGTTTTGGGTTTACGCTCTGTTAATAGCAATTGTTGTCGCTGATTGGATTGCTGGCAGTGTAGCTGCCAAGAAAACAGGAACATTTTCAAGCGAGTACGGAATAGCAGGGGTATTCCGTACGACCTTGTTGCTCTGGATCCCGTTTATCGGCTGGCTTTTGGATAAGGTTACCCTGCATGTATTCGGTGTAGAGCAGCCCGGGTACGCGTTTTACGCTTTGACGATTGCATTAGCCTATCACAGCTGGGAGAGCATGACGGCCAACGCATACCGCGCCGGGTGGGAGAAATGGATTCCTAAGTTTGTTGTGGAGTATATATCGTCTGAAATCAAAGCCAAGGCTGAACGGGCCATGAAGCAGAAAGGAGAAAACAAACAATGAAATTTATGATCGATGCCGGACACGGAGGGAAAGATCCGGGAGCTGTAGGCAATGGTCTGCAAGAAAAGGATCTTACGTTAAAACTGGCGTTGCGGATCGGTGAGTTGCTTACAGCCCGCGGCGCAGATGTCAGATACACAAGAACGAACGACGTATTCTTGGAGCTGTCCGACAGGGCAAAAGCGGCAAATGCCGCGGGAGTGCAGTATTTCCTCAGCGTTCATATCAATGCAGGGGGTGGGTCAGGATTCGAGTCGTTCACTTATAACGGGACTACCGGCGCCACGGCAGCTTATCGGAATCTGATTCATCGACATGTTGCCGCGGAGTTCAGTAAAGTGGGCCTTTCCGATCGTGGCCAGAAGCAAGCTAACCTTGCCGTGCTCCGTGAAACGAAAATGCCCGCGGCTCTGTTGGAATACGGATTTATCGATAACGGGAAGGACTCCACTCTGCTGAAAGATCCCGGATTCATCGAGAGGCTGGCCGCATCGACGGCAAATGGTGTAGCTGAAGCATTTGGCCTGCCAGCACCGCAACAGAAAGATGATGTGTCCGATTGGGCTCGGGAAGCTTGGGATTGGGCGGTGGCATCCGGCATTACAGACGGAACTCGACCAAAGGATGCGGTTACTCGTGAAGAGGTTGTAACGATGCTGCATAGACTGATGAAAAAGTAAGAACTTACCCCACTGGCTACGGCTGGTGGGGATTTTTTTTGTTTTCAAAAGAGCATGTATATGTAAAGGCCAGCCTTGCAAAACTGGCTCGTGGCGGAATTCCGCGACCGTCCCGGCCGTAGCCGGTAGGTTTCGGCCCGATCCGCTTCGGGCCATCGTCAGGCGGGTTCTTCCTGTCCTTCTTTCAATCCACAAACGAGGAATGCAGGACCATGACCGGCTCCTGGGTCATCGTAACAGTTGCGAGTGTGCTTATGAATGAACTTACGTTTACCTTCCTCTTGACTGCAAAATTCGCAATTTTCGTTTGTTAATGGACCATCCATTGTTACAATGTTTCCGACTTCTCCTTCCAAGCACTCCGAACATATATTACGCAAAATATTTCCTCCGTGTGTTAGTGATCTCAGAGTCACTAGATAAACTTTATTTGCCATCCCTCATACCTCCCGCATTTAAGGCCCGCCGGCTTATTTTCGTATCACCCTAATCAATGCCACTACCGATAAAACCAAAGCCGCTATACTGACGATCCAAGTTACAGTGTTCATCGGGATTATCCTCCAGGTTTATTTTGTGAAGCATCTATGTTAAGATTGGGAGAGAGGGCCGGGTCGACTCCGACCCTCTCCGAGGAACCTTTTAACGTTTGCGTGGTGCGCGGCGTTTGGTTCCTTTTTTCTTTTTCCTCATCGGCGTCTTCCGTAGTATTAACCAAGCTGTTATCATTTGGATGATTGCCGTTATGAGGTTTACCCAATCCTTCATTTTCTCACCCTTTCGGGAAGTCTTATGTATCAACTTCCTGATATAAATATACAACATGTTGATATAAAAGTCAATAAAAATTATTAACTAGTTGATATTTATTTTTAATTAGTGTATATATTTAGATAGGAGGTGGTAATGATTTATGATCATAAACCGCTTGAGCGAGATAATGGGTCGGAAACGACTAAAGATAGCCGATGTAGTTGCGGGAACAGGGCTGGCAATAAATACGGTTTCCGGCCTTTATCATGACAAGGTTAAACGTGTAGATTTAGAGACGCTTGACAAGCTTTGCTTGTTTTTGGATGTTGGGGTTGGAGATATACTGGAATACCATAGAGAGCAGGATCAGGGGTAATTTCTCCTGTTCTTTTTTTGTTTGTTCTTATAATAAAGTTTAAAAAACAAACGGAGGAATGAGCAAAGGGGGTTGCGCTGCTTCCTCGTGGTGGATATCCGCGACCATCCTGGCAAACAGCCGGTAGGTTTCGCCCCGGTTTACACCGGGGCTCGTCGGGTGGATTAACGTAATGCAAGAACTAGGGAGATAATACTGATCACTAAAGCCACAATACTAATTACCAGGGCAACCTTCAAAATTTTGGAGCTATTCATATTATCGTCCCCTTTGTGATATAATGGATGTAACGAGAAAGAACCAGCACCCTTATATTTCACCATCCCCCTAGAGGGGGCCCGCCATAGCGGGCCGTTGAGTTAGTCGCTCAGTGTGATGATGAGGGAGATAATCGAGTTTGTCAGGCTAATGATTGCACTCACTAGCGTGATGATTACAACCCGATTATCGTCTTGCTGTTTCTTTCTCTTTTGCTTGAAATTAAAAATGTATCTGATTTGATTAAACGTGTTGAGGAATCCCGCTGATGAAGCGGGCATTTTTTTTAAAAATTTCCTCTTGCTTACAGAACATTTGTTCGGTATATAATTATGAAAAGAACATTCGTTCTGAATCGGGAGGGAATAAACTTATGAGACTGACTCAAAAACAACAAAAGTTTTTCCAAGCTATCCAGTCCTTTTTAAGAGAACACAAGTATCCACCTTCTGTTCGGGATCTTTGTGCTTTAACAGGTCTGAAGTCACCAAGTACAGCACACGGCTATTTGGAGCGTTTGAAAAAGAAAGGACTAATAGAGTGGGAGTCATCCAAGCCGCGAACATTAAAAATTGCTCGGTGAGGTGATGAACATGGAGTGGAAATTGCAAAAGTACATCGGTCGCACCATCGAAATCATCTACCTTGGCCGCGATAACAGTATCACGCAACGGCGGATTGAAGTCCGCACGGTTAACGCCGGTATCGTAAAAGCCTACTGCTTTGAACGGAAAGGGCCGCGGTTGTTCCGGGTTGAAAACATTCTGGCCATGCAGCCGGTGAAGCGCTATGCTGTCTGATATCGAACGGAAGGTACTGCGAATCATCGGTAATTTCTCAGTCGCCCGGCGGCGTATGCCAACTATTAATGAGCTGATGATCAAGACAGGTCGAGATCGCCGAGGCGTCATGGAGGTACTGGCGACCCTTACCCGAGAGCGGTACATCATTTGGGCTCCGGATAAACCTGATCGAATTGAGCTGCTAGAAGCCTGGGAGCGTAAACCGACATTGCCGCGGCACTGGCATGATACTTTATATTCGGAAATAAAATAAGCCCCTGAGGTGCTTCCTCAAGGGGCTTTTGCCGGTGCTTCCGGACGAATTTATATTACCATGAATATCCAAATAGG